TAGCAGTAGCCAGCATTTCGGACAGTCCGTCGACAACAGTAGCCTGGAAGTTACCGAAACTACCCTCTAAGGTGCTAGTGGATTCTGCAGCCTGTTTAGCTACGTCCGTCATGCCTAGGTCGAGCAGCGCCTGATTAAACTCGTCGGCTGTAATCTCGCCCTTTTCCATCGCGTCACGGAAATTACCAGTGTAAGCACCGTTCTGCAGCATGGCTTCCTGGAGTTTTCCGGAAGCACCTGGAATAGCATCGGCTAACTGGTTCCAGTTTTCGGTTGTCAGCTTACCCTGACCAGCGGTCTGAGTAAGTACCATACCTACAGACTTATAAGTATCAGCCGTACCACCAGCAACCGCATTCAAGTTGCCAGCAGCCTGCGCAAGTACGTCATAATCCTTTACGCCGTTAGCTGCTAGCTGAGCGGTAACGTTACGCACGTCGCTCAGACCGTATACCGTCTTAGCTGCGTATTCCTGCGTGCTGGCAGTCAGCGAGTCGATAGTGGACGTATCTAGTCCAGCAAATGACAGCGTGGATGCGAATTTCTGCGAACTGTCCGCCGCTTCCATGATTTCGCTAGACAGATTAGATATAGCACCAATAGCAGTAGTAGCAATCGACGCAGCAAAGCCGCCTATAGCACCACTGAGCACGCTCATCTTGCCAGAAAAGCCCTCAGCAGATGCCGTAGTGGTTTTAAAAGCGGAATCTGGCGCCTTTTGGGCATCAGCTAATTTCCTTTGAGCGGAAGCTAGTTCGTCGGTAGCTGACTTAGCTCTATCAGATGCCGTTTCTGCCTGATACTTGGCATTAATGAGAGACTTTTCAGCATTTATCGCCTGATAGCTTTCAGCTCCGTATTTTCTAACTGCTTCGTTGTATTTGATCTGAGCAGCTTCGGCTCCTCTTGATGCCGATTGAGCAGATACGCTCGCCGCTCGCGCACTAGCAGCAGCTCGTTCAACCTGAGCAGTAAGCCCGCTTACTACATCCTTTTTAGTTGCGTTAGAAAAGGACAAAACGAGACTATTACCAGCACTCGTACCAATGCTTGAAAATGACTTAGCAGCCCCTGAGAATCCCTTAGTAAAAGCGGAACTGCTAGACTTGCCAGCAGTTCCCATCTGAGAGTTGATCTCTGCAGAAAACCCCTTCATGGAAGGCATAACGGTTACGTATGCAGTGCCTACGTTAACTGCCATTACTTTCCTCCCATTCCGAGTATCTTATCGATCTCATCTTTAGCAGCGAGAGCGTTATTTTTGGCCTGTTCATTGTGAGCACGTTGGGCGGGTGTGAGCAGCGGCTTTGGTATACGTCTGCCTTTCCTGCCGTCCTTAGTTACTTGTCTCCAAACAAGCACTCTGAGTGAGTGTTCAATGCTCCATAACAGATTCTCGGTTTCGCCCCATAAGGCTTCTGGGGCATGTTTAGTAACGCATCTCGATTCGCGGGGCAATTGAGACCACAGCACCGCCATGGTCTCTAGATCACCCTCAATCTTTTCCGCCGTCGGTATCAGTCCGTAATACTGGGCAAAGTCAGCCACGATTTCGTCATGGTCATCCTCCCACGCGACGGCGAATCCAATTAGTTTTTTGCTTTCACTGCCTCTGCTGCTGCGTCGTTAAGTTTCGCCAGATTATCAACGCCGCCAACACGATCAACGTATTCGGCATCATTGCCCATATAAAGACGATCCATCGCTAGATAAAAGCCTTCTGGGTCTTTGCTGGCGAGCGCAAATGCCTTAACGGTTCGGTAGTCCTTCAATGCGTCAGCATCTACGTAAAAATCGCCCTTTACGCCTTCTACGTTAAATTTGACTTGGTTCATATTCCTGGCCTTCGCTTTCCTTAGTTCCTTCTTGATTGGTTATCTCATCAGGCATAGATGCCTGTTCATCCTTTCAGGCTACCTTACTAGTTTCGGTGGACTCGATGTAGTCGTAACAGGTATTGCCCTGCTCGTCGGTCAGATACTTAATCGTCAAAGCGCGCTGGCAAAGCTCAGAGGATGCGATCGTAAGATCATCAAGTTCGCTAGACTGGCCTTGTGGTACAACCTTGCGCCAACGACGGTTGTTCTTAAGTACCATCTCGAGTACGTAGACAAATACCGGGTGAGAATCGCTGTTATGTTTAACGGTGATCAGGCCGTTTGCATCGGTGACGTTATTTTCGCCGTACTGACGCTTTAAAGTTTCGGATTTAATCTCGGCAAAGGT